TAGTAAATCTCGGTCTGCAATTAAAAAACAAGCTGAACTTGCGAAAGGAAAATAAGTGGCTGATTTTGACAAAACGAACAGGGGATCTCTTTCTAAAAACAAAAAGAAAGAGAACGAAACCCACAGTGACTACAACGGGTCTATCAACGTAGATGGTGTTGAATTCTGGTTAAACGCTTGGATTAAAGATGGCAAGGACGGAAAGTGGATGTCTTTGCAAATCAAAAAGAAAGGCGAAACCTTTAGACAGTCTGACCAACCCACACGCAAAAGCGCCCCAATCGCTGATGAAGATATCCCATTTTGATAGGAAAAGAAATGTATAAACTTGAAATGCAAATTATTGGCGGTGGCTTGATCACCATTGAAACCTTCAACTTTAAAAAGATCTGCAAAATTGAAGAGATTGTGCGATCAATTGAAGAAAAAGAGTTCCCTCTTGCAACTAGAGATACTCTTTCAAGTGCGCCCACAAAGCGCAGAGGTCGTCCCCCTGGTATTAAAAACATAAAGGTGAAAAAATGAAAAAGCTATTTGTCCTTGCTTTCGTGCTTGCTTCAACAATTGCATCAGCCGCCTGCCCAACGTATCAGCCTTACCGCTGTGTACAAGGTGCTAACGGAAAGATGATCTGCGGTTGCGGTATCTAAACAAACGGGGGAAAGCAATGCAAGTACCCCAACTAAAGGAAAAACTATGAACTGGTTTAAGAAACTGTTTGGCACAAACCCCAAGCAAATGGCACGTACAGAAGACCCAGACACCAGCAAGGAAGCCGCTGAAACAGTGCAGTCTTCCCACCTTGAACAACTGGTCTATGAGGTCATCAAAGAATTCCCCAATGGTTGTACAGCAGAAGAAGTAGAACGGGCGCTGTATCAGTACAGGTCCCACAGCATTACCCCCAGGTTCGCACCGCTAATCAGAAAAGGGTTGATTGTCGACACTGGGTTTAGAAAGAAGAGCGGGTCAGGGCGTAGTCAGAGAGTAGTGAGGGCCGTATGATGGAAGTTATTGGATGGTTCCTAGTGCTACTACTTGGGTTTGTAGTAGCCGCCCTGGTGTCGATATCAATACTCTTCTTCACAGACATATGAACACATGGCAATATGCCCTCATTGAACGCACACCAGAGGGTGAAATTGTTCAGCAGATTGATGTGACTGAAGAGATCATATCGATGTACAAGCGCATAGACCTTTTTCAGGCCTGTAGCGAGGCCAGCATAAAGAAGATCTTAGGCGACCCTATGCACTGAGGAAAAGGGCTTTTTCATCGATACGGCGGTTTTGCAAGCCCTTGAGGATCTTTCCACCTGCCATGCAGTATTTCAAGAGTTCTTCACCAGCCCCCGCCTTATCGCCACGAATAACCTTTTGACGGAAGGTTGATCTTTGTAGTGTTCCCAAACCAACATTAAAGCTAAAGCTGACGCAAGCATCATATTCACCTTGGGTAAGTATGACTGGAAGAAACTGGACCACTCCACGTTCAAACCTTGCAAGATCGGCTCTAAGAATTCCATCTACTTCGTCCTTTGAAAAAGTGCGGTTATCTTCTGGGCGCAACTGGTAAGCGCCTCTTTGATCCATTGGTAACTTGCCTTGATCTGGGTAAAGAACATGTCCTACTCCTATTGTCCAAAGTTGTGCTGGGCAACGATATGGCTTAAACCGCACCCCCTCATGGTGCTTGATCATCTCAACAGCTTTAGGGCTGACGTTCATTTCTTAAACGCCTGACCACCAAACCAAAAGCTTACGATACAAGCCCAAATAATCTGGGTTTCATCGTCCCACAGTTGGTTGAGTGCTACATCAAAAGCAACGTCTGTGTGCCATGCGTAATAGAAACCAAAAATCTCAACAAACATAAACATAATGAACATGCCGTAGGTAATGACGCTACGGGTAGCGGCTCTCATGTTGATCACCCAGGTACTGGCACCCTCACCAAGGGCTATATCGTGGGCATAGAGGGCTTGGCGCTCTTGCATAGCTGTCTGGGCATTGGTGACCTCTGCATTTATCTGGATTTGCTCAGTCTGTATATGCTCAATACGTTCCTGCGCTTCAAGTCCAGCTTTCTTCAGGGTCAACTCACGCTCTGTTTGCATTGCCGCAAGGGCTAACTCATGCTTTTTGTCAGCACGATCTTGAAAAAATTCAAGGATTTTTGGGAGGCCCCCCATTAGGAAGCTGACCAGGGATGAGAACAGGGTTATCATTTTTTTGCCTTTCAAGTTGTTTACGGTCGTACTCTAACTGTTGTCGCAAACGCTCCATCCGTTCAATTTGAACTTTGTTTTCTTTTTGTGCGGCAAGGGTGTCGTAATAGATACTGCCAATCAATGGGAGCATCAAAACAAACACCAGGACCATACAAACGAGCGCAATTAAAAACCCCATCTTACTTTTCGATCCATCACTAGAAGACTGAAGAACAGGGCGAGGTAAAGGAGGAACACTATACATACTGCGGCGTAAATCGCTTTGTCCTGTATTGCGCTGATTACCCTTCTTCGTTGCCATGCCGCTTCTCTTTGCCTTTGTTCCTGCGCCAACCTTGCTTCTTCTTGCTCTTCAATGATCTGAACTCTCATTGCATTAACCCGTGTGTACAAGTTACCCAATTCGGGTGGACTTTGATACACCATGATCTCTCGGATCTCTTTGGCTAACTTTTCAAACTGTGTCTTGGCTAACTCTCTGTTTAACGCCGACTCCATGATGTTTTGATTTGGGTCATAAACAGTTTTAGACTTCTCTTCTTCCTCTCGGATGTGGTCAGCAAGCTGTTGTTGAACTTTGAAAAACTGAGACAGATTTGCCGCCAGATCAGACACAACTCGGTTCTCATCCCAAACCTCGGTTTCAGCCTTTTTAGGCTTGGGGGCAACAGCGGCACTTGGCTTGGGTTTCTTCTTGAAGAATCCAAAAAAACCTCCGACTTCTTCTGCAATTGCCTGTACTTCTTTTGCCGCCTTTTGAGCAGAAGCAACAGTCCCCTTTACCTCTTTGTATAACTCACACCCTTTGCGGATAGCGGCAACACAGCCGTTTGCCATCGCCAGTAGAGTGAGAGGGTCCACATCAGGGCTTGTCTTGTTTGTTGTCTAACTTGTTGAAGATCTGTTTGAGAATGTCTTTGATCTCTGTAATGTCAGAACGATAGTCATCTTTTATGACATATTCGTGTGGCATCTGATTGATTTTGTCTTCAAGCTTGGTGATTTGCCGGGTCAATGTGTTAATCACATAGACAGCAAGGAACCCAGCCACGCTGACAATGGCGTTGAATAGTTGTTGAACATCCATGATTACCTCGGTGGTACTGATCGGAAAGGACTGCCAAGCTTTTGAGCCTCTTTATAGGCCTCTAATTGCTTCTTAGTCAGTGTACCTGGGGCAAGGTCAGATGGGGTCATACCCAAGGGCAATAACGCCTCACCAATACTGCCCATAACTTCTTTAGCATTGGCGGCTTGACCAGCAGTCATAAGCAGGCCAGCGGCACCGCCAACCTTCATTGCTTTGCCAAGCACAGGATAGTCTTTAGGTGGTGGAATGCCCATAGCTTTGCGCTCTTCCCGGTTCAATGTTTGAACAGGAATGTTTTCCTTTAACCATGCGTCATACTTTTTGATGTCAGCATAAGCTTTGTCCATCGCAGGCTGACCACCACCATAAGGTTTGCCCTGGTTGAATTCATCCTTCATAAACCTACGGATGTCAGGACCAAATTGCTTTTCAAGGTAGTTGTCAGCGCCGCCAAAGCCTTCTTTGAAGACCTTGCCTTCCATCTCAGCGGCAACAGCTTGCTTGGTTGGTCGACCACCAGTCTTTTTTGGTTCAGTAGTAGGTTCAGCAGATGCTTGAGGAGTGGGTGCCACAGGTGCGGCAGGAGCAGTCTGTACAGCAGGCGGCGCTACAGAAGCCGTAAACGCTTGGTCAAGAGCTTGAACAGAAGGAGGTGCTACAGGCGCAGATGGCTGGAACCCAGGCTGGCCCATCATGGGAGGCTGTGTTTTAGCCGCTTGCTGTGCTTCGTACTTACGCAACAACTCAGCGTCAAGAGGACTAAGATTTTTAGTCGGCTCAATAGTGGCTGTAGGCTTGGCTTCTAACGTAGGTTCAATTCTTGGTGCTTCTGCTTTAGAACCAAACATTCTTTCATTCAAAGACCTGAACAAAGGAGTAATAGCTTTAGCCGCCAACGCACCACCAGCACCAGCCGCCGCAGGGTACAGCCACTCATAGCCATTCCCGATCTGCACATCCTTCATCTGAGGCTCTTGGAACTCTTGAATCCCAGTAGGCTTGGCAGTGTCTTTAGGCTTGTTTAGGGTGGCTATATGTGCATCAAACTGCTCATCTGTGTAACCAGCCTCTTTAGCGGCCTTTCTAGCCGCATCCAAGTCATAATTTTCTATAGACATGGTTACCCTTTACTTCTTTTTAAACTTTTCAAGAATGTCGCCAATTGAAGCTTTGCCAGTAGGCGCAGGCGCAGGAGCAGGCACAAGATTTTGTCTAGGGGTAGGCGGCACAGCTTGCCTTTGAGCATTTATGCTTGTTTGCTGATTAACTCCACCAACAGGCGTAGATGCTTTTTCTGGCGCAGTCTCAATAGGTCGAGTGCGAACCTTCATAGCGTCATCGTGGTATTTTTGACGTGTGCTTGTGAAAATATCAGTTTTTACAAACTGCGCTTCCAATTCACCAGCACTAGGCACTTGTCCACGCTTTTCAAATTCAGCCACTTGTTCTTTGCGCCATCTTGCAAACTTGTCTGAAATTTCAGCGTTGTACTGACCCAAGACAGCTTGAACTTCAGCACGGGCAAATTGATCAGGCACCTCCATAGCGGCAGGGCTGACCAAGAAAGGCAACGTGCCATGCTTCGCAATCAATTCAGCTTGCTTGCGCTCAATCTTTTTGTCGTTTTCCAATATCGCATCAAACAACAGCTTTTGATCTTCTTTAAGATTTTTGTAGACAGCAGACTTCAATGCTTCAGCACGGGCCTGTGTAAAGTTTTGCTCAAAATCATTTTTAGCCAAATAGCTTTTTTGCAAATTGTCTAAATCAGATTTGCTGACGTTTTCGTTTTTGTCGTTAACTAATTTGCCATCAGCAGTAAATCTCAAACCCAGCACACCAGCGGCAGTTTTGGCTTCTTTAGCTTGGCTTTCGCTAACGCCAACACCTTTGGTTTGTGCGTATTGATTAAGAGAACTAAAACCTTTGGAAATGGATTGTGTGTTTCCAACTTGTCGGGTTGTGTATGAATACAACTCTTCCAAGTCTTTGTTGTTCAACCCAAAGCCATTTAGCTTCTCAAGCATGTTGCGCTTTTCAGTACTCAACATACTCAACTCAGGAGCGGCTGATGCCCAATCATTGGCGGCAACATTACGCTTGTTTAAATCTGAAACATTGAACTCACGCATCTGATCTCTGGTTTTTTGAGCCATCGTATCAGCCAGATTAGATATACCGCCCCTTCTTGCTTCATACTCTTGAGGGCTAATATTTCTTTGTTCTTTTACGTCAAAGAATCTAACCCTTTCGTTAAGCTCATTTCTATACTCTTCAATTTGATTGCCAGCATTGTCATAAACGATTACTGGCTTGACAACGCCACCAGTAATAAGCTGACGTGCGCCATTAAGATTGCCCATCAAATATTGAATGAAGCCATCAAAGTATTTGGGGTTGTCTTTAGTAGTTTTTAAAGTCTCTGAAACAGCAACACGACCTTGTGGAGTCGCAGGACCGCCAAGCTTTTGAATAGGAGAAATCAGAGCATCAAACTCTTTGGCGTTTTGATTCATTACAGCATAAGCATTTACAGCCATGTCATGTAATGGAGTGTCTTTGACCTTGTTAGCAAATTGCATCATCTTTGCTGGGTCACGGGTCTGCGCCGCTTGAGAATATTCTTCGTCTAGCGTGACGGGCGCAGGCGGTGCATTGGTCGGCAAAATAGGAGCCGCACCAGGAGGCGGCAC